CGCGTTGCACTTTGGCGCACTATTTGGGTCATTGTGGAGTTCGTGCAATCAACGTGATTGCAGCTGACGATTCCCCTGCCTCATAGCCCCGGAAGCCTTGCTTGCCGGGGCTTTTTGTTTCCGCCGAAAAGGCACCCAAATACGCAGCTAGGCCCGTACAGCCGAAAGGCGGATGTTCGCTTATCCGTCCGCCCCGCTGCGCCTTGCAAACGACCGTAGATAGGAGGCATCCGAAAGCGCTTTCCCTGGAGCGTTTCTACGGTCGATCTATTTCCAGGGCTCATTGCAGGGCATGAACATGAACAACGTCGTTCCATTTCACTATCAAGGCCAGCCGGTGCGCTTCAATAGCGACGGATGGATCAATGCTACAGATGTGGCTAAGCGATTCGGCAAGCGGCCAGTGGACTGGCTCAAGCAGGATGAAACACAGAGATACCTGTCAGTTCTGGCGGGCGCGCTTAATTGTGAGCCAGGATCACTTTTAGAAACGCAGCGTGGACGTCATCACGGTGGCACCTGGCTGCATCCAAAGCTGGGTGTTGCATTCGCCCGCTGGCTCGACTTGGAATTTGCCGTATGGGCCGACCTGCACATTGACGCCTTGCTGCGCGGCGAGCTGACCGAGAAGCAGCAGTTCGACCGGGCCTGTAAGGCGCTGTCCGAGGCGACCGATATCGCCAGCCTGAGTGGCAGCGAGCTCGCCAAGTTTCGTTGGCGCAAGCCTGGGCTCATTGCTCAGGTTGAGCACTGGCGCGAGCAGCTGCAACTGACGCTCGGTCTTGATGCCGCCTGACACACCGACGACGAACGAAAGCCCGCCTAGTGCGGGCTTCGTCGTTTCTGGAGCCTGAGAAATGCCACAACCACAAATCATGCTCGGCGGCATTCCGCTCGAGCTGCACTCTGGTGCGCCAGTGTTGAGCGAGGAGCCTATCGGCGGCGAATCGTCGGCCAGGCTGAGCGGCGGCAACCTTGTCTCGATGACACATTGGGAGCGCATGTCCGGAACGATCAGCGGCGCCGGCTGGATGCCGCCGGGACTGGATGGCCTCGACTACAGCCAGCCGCTGGAGCTTCGGTCGACAAAGGTGCGCAGCGTGCAAGGCGCCGGAACGACTCTTGAGATCAGGGGCGACTCACGGCCTGACGTGGCGCCGTGGGGCCAGGCGCTCGTCGGCGGGCAGTGGGTCAACACATCGTGCAGCGTCACCGATGGCATCGCGACGCTGACTGCAGTCGCAGGCGCCACGCTCTACCGCGTGTGCTGGATGCCCATCTACAGCGTGAAGGCCAAGCGGCCGTCAGAAACGCAGGATTCAGGATCTGCCAGCCATAGCTGGTCCATCACCTGGGAAGAAACCTAATGCTCAACGCCTCGCCACTCAACGCCGTGCCGCTGAATGGCGTAGCTGGATCGTCTGCCGAGCCGGAGTACATCGTCCGCGGGCAGTCGTTCGTCTGGACGCTGCGGCTGATGGTGGGCGGGCTCAACCTCACGCCGATGCTCACCGGATCGGTCACCGTTGACCGGGAAGAGGGTGCGGCCGGCATCGCTGGCTTCGATCTGTTCATCGCGCCTGGCGTCGCCGTAGTGCCGCCAGACTGGAAAGGCCGGGCGGTATCGATCGACTACATCAGCACGAGCCAGGGCGAAACGACCGAGGCGCGCAAGTTCACCGGGCAGATCAGCCGCGCCGACTGGAACCCGGTTAATCGCATCCTGAGCTGCGAATGCTCCGACCAGCTGCAGCAGCGGGTCGAGGGCATGGCTATTGGGACTATCGATGCACTGGTCGGCGGGTGGTGGTCGGAAGACCTGTTCGAGCCGGTCGAGGGCCGCAGCCACTGGGACTACGCCCGCGAGCGTATGAGCACGCGCACCGCCAGCCTGGACTGTTCCGCTTACGGCGATCTTCGCGTGACGAGCTGGTACGCCACGGCGCCGCATTTCGTGTTTGGCCCGGGCACAACGCTCTATCAGCAGATCGACCTGCAGCAATCCGACCTTGAGGCGACGACCAACCGCGTCGAGATCGAATTCAGCTACCGCTACCAGCGCCTCTGGCAGCTGAACGAGGGCTACAGCTGGACTCACGTCAACGCGGGCGGTGGTCAGAGCGGGTTCTGTAACTGGCGCGTGTGGGCGACTGAGCTGCCTGACACCGACATGATCGAAAGATCAGTTTCGGACAGCGGCCAGCAGCTGCTTGGCGGCGTGGGCGGCTACAAGCTGCCGCTGTCCATGGCCAACCCGTGCGGCGATGGCCAGGGCTGGGTCAACACCTTCGACAATCTCTGGCTATCAGCGTCGTTCACCGGTGCCAGGCGCTGGGTGCAGAGCGTAACCGAGAGCTACAAGCTGGTTCTGTCCACTGCTGCTGGCGAGTCAGAGCTGACTCGCATCGTTCAGCGCGCTGGCTACACCGTGTCGATCGAGCGCGATCAAGCAGAGAGCTGGGGCAGCGATCCGATCCGCGGTGGCGGAACTGGCAGTCAGGACCTATCCGACGAAGGCCGGCGCAGCAATGCAATTGCAACCGCGCTGCGTATTGGCCAGGCAATGATCGTCGGCGCTCACCGTGAGACGACGCTCAGCTGGGATGTCCCGGCCAGCATGGCGATGGGCATCGATCTGTGGCACACGCTTGAGATCGCAGACCAGGGCGTTCACGCGGTCGGCAAATGCCGGCGCATCGTCCATCAGTTCGATCTTGGCAGCGGTGAAGCGATCACCTCGCTGAGCATTGCGATCATGCGCGGCGGCGGCGCCAGTGACGCGTTGGCTGTGCCGGCGCAGCCTGATACCAGCCTGCCCCCGTTCACGCCGTCACCTAACTTGCTGCTCGGTACGCAGCTCGGCGGGCGCCAGTTCGATCCGTACACGGGCTTTCCCATCGGCCCCTATGACGATGATCGGCCAGGCTTCTCGGGAAACTACGACACGAACGACAACATGCCGGCCGAGTTCTACCCGCGCCGATTCGACATCAATGCCCGCGAAATCGGTGCTGAGTATCGCGACGAGCGTACCGCCTCGGCCGAAGCGTTCTATCGCGTCGGCATCCCCAACGATTTGCTGGAGCTATGACTATGACACTGACTAATGAGCAGCGACGTCGAGCTAGTGGCGACGCCATGGAGCGTAGCCGGCGTGACAGCGGTGCCGCTATGGAAGCTAGTCGGCGCGCTGGCGGCGAGGCGATGATCAAGCGTCGCACCGGCAAGAGCGTGGCCGACGACATTCAGTCGCTTACTGCCCCTCAGCGCCAGGCCAAGCCACTTCCTCGCATTGATCCGGTAGGTGCGTTGCCTGCACAGAAGGGGCGCGGCACGTCATCCGGCCCTGCGACTGGTGGCGCTACCGGCGGCGGCATCGCCAGTCCGTTGATCGAAACGGCAGGGACGCGCGAATTCCACCCGTCGATACTCAGGGCTTCTACCGACGGCGCAATCTTCTTCGAGGTTCGCGCAGCCAAGAAGGTCACGATGACCGACGCCAACGGCGAGCCGGTCGTTCTGGAGTTCCAGAATGTCAATTCCTGACTTCGTTGCGGGTGAAGAGCTGGTTACCTTCGGCATGCCGTGGCACGGCCTCTACGTCACGCCAGTCTCCGGTGCCCGCTACATTGAGCTTGCCAGCGGCCGCAAGATCTACTCGAGCATGTTTGCCGGGCCCACGCCGAGCAATACCTACCTAATAGACCTTGGCTTTCCGGAGCCTGCGCTGCAGCCTGCCGACCCCGAGGCCAGCCTGTGGAACAAGTACATCGCCAGCGGGACCGGGAATGCCGCTTTCTTCAATGCGTGGGGGCTCAACCTTGGCAACCGTCGTGTTCGTGTAGGCAACGAGCTGGCAAACATTTCTATGTCTGCAGTGAATCTCGGGCCGACGCTCGGGGTAGAGGTTCGATCGACCATCAGTCTCAAGGCCGGGCCGCGCTTCCTGGATGTGCGGGCACCGGTTGCGCCGCTTCAACAGCTGCCCGGCCAATATGGAGAGGCGTTCCTGCTGGACGCCAGCCCGGACGGGCGCCGATGGATGTTCGGCATGAGATTCACCAGAAGCTACACCGCCTATCCCTATCAGATTCGCGTGGATCAGGATGCCGATGAAGGAATTGGCGCGATCATCGAGGCGGTTTTTTCAGCTGACTTCACATCCATGACGGTGAATGTGCTTGCCGGCTATACGGCCTGCATAACCGGAACGAACATCAGCGCACAGGACGGCGGACCGTTAACCCAGGCAACGCTCTGGTTGGTCGGTTCGGCTGGGAGCTGGGCAAAGTACGCAGGAGAGGGCGAGCCACCGACTCCGCCCTATCAGCCGATGCTAACCGGGCCTGGAGATGGTCCGTTCAAGTATGCAATCGGCTACGGCCACGGCACCTCGACTGCCACGGCCACCAAGGACCGAGTGATTGGCGGATGGTACGGGCCGGATGGAACGCCGCAGCTTGTAACCATCCGCATTTCCACCAGCCTCACGCTTACCGCGCAAGAGCCCGTATCGCGCGCTGACATGGAGCAGTGGTGGAGCCCGTATGTGCGTGACTACCAGTACACCGCGCTGGTCAAGATCGGCAACGGCAGCTTTCAGCCATGGTTCACCGCGGGCTACACGGAAGACCAGAACCCGAACGTCACGACGTATTCGCTGCGGTTCTCGTCAACCAACTATTCGAGCGTCGAGACCAATGCCCCGGTGATCCGCGTGCCATCCATTCATGGCGAAATCATCACGGGCGCAGTCGGCCCTCGACATGACGGGGCGCCACGACTGGCCATGGCGTCGTCCTACGGCGACGCGAACTACGACCTGACCTGGTACGCCGGGCTGCAGTCGAGCAACAAGGTCATTTCGGCCATGGCTCGCTGTATGGGCAACAACCAGTTCGAATACGTCGCTGGCCCTGCCATCACCCCGTCGGGGGTTGACGTTGGCGACACGGCGACCGGGAACCTGATTCCAGGCCACAACCGGTTTGCAAGCAATTTCAGCCAGGCGCTGTGGGATTACCACACCGGCTTTTCGGTCGGCGCCTATAACCCCGTCACTGGCCAGATCAAGCGCGCGCGTCTCGGCGGCGGCTACTTTACCTGGGTGTAATCGATGAACTACGTCAACAACTGGCTCCGGGCAATTGATCTGGAGCAGGGCGCTACGTCGTGCCCGCTCGACCTGCCTGACGGCGAGTACCGACTGACGCTGGCGGATGCCGCAGCTGGCGCCACGCGATGGGAGATCGTCGACGCGGTCGTTGCTGCCGGGTCGGCTACGCTCACTCGCGCTCGCGAGGGTACCGCTGATCAAGACTGGCCGACCGGTAGCGTCATCTACTGCGGGCTGACCGCGGCAACGCTTGCAGCGCTCTCTTCGGGTGGATCTGCCGTAACGGTGAGCGCCGATCAGCCGACTCAAACGCCAGACGCGGCCGGGCTGAGTTGGCTGGTTACCACTCATCCCTTCCAGCGCTTGTTCGTGTCCGTCGGCACGGCCGGGCCAGAAGATTGGATGCCATTGGCCGAGTGCCCGCCGCTCAATGAGTACCAGGCGTCGACATTCTCGACGACGGTGGCCTTGGATCGGTCGGACAAAGAGGTCGGCATCGGCTCTCCCTATCAGGAGGCGGGCCAGTTCGGAATCACGTTGACAATCCCAGCATGGTCCTCGAATCCGGCCGGGTTCGTCTTGAAGGTGGAGCCGCAGCCGGCCGCGACAATTGCGCTTGCGCTCGATTTTGCTGCGCTCATCAATCCTGGCGAGGTATTCACCGCCACCTTGGTCGACTACACAGGTTCAGGGCAGGGCTCGGCCGATGGGTCGGTTGTGACGCTGGAAATCGCCGAGCGCGTGCGCCTCTCCGATCTGTTGATCGAGCGTTGGGATGACGAGGGCACGCCGCACGTCCATGTCCAGATCGAAATGCGCAACGCGCGAGACCCTGTGCCCGACTTCATCGCATTGACCGGCGCGTAACGCCTTCGGAGCAACCATGCAGCCAGCAAAACTCGATCTGCACATCGTGCAGGGCTCGACCCTGCGCGACACCCTGCGGCTGATGCAGCCGCGCTACGAATATCGGCCTATCACCGCGCTCGGTGGCTCGCCATTGCGCCTTACCGTAGACCACGGGCTGCCGGGCGACTGGCTGGCCTGGGTCGAAGGTGTCAGCAATATGCAGGGAGTCAACCGATCCCAGCGCGAACGCCCGCACCGCGTCACCGTGGTCGACGCGGACACGCTGGAGATAAACGCGCTCTCCGCGTTTGGCCTCAACCCCAGCGGCGGGCAACTGATCTACAAGCCACCGGTAGACCTGACCGGCGCCACAGCCCGCATGCAGATTCGCGCAGGCGTCGGCGGTGCTCTGCTGCTAGAGCTGACCACCGAGAATGACGGGCTTGCCATTGCCGGCCCCGGCACGCTGACGCGCACCCTGAGCGCAGCCCAAACCGCTGCGCTCGCATGGACAGAGGCCGTATACGACCTCGAAATCCAATACGCGGACGGCACCGTTCAGCGCTACCTGCAGGGGGCCGTCACCGTCAGCCGCGAGGTGACCACATGAGCATCGCGATCTGCGGTGATCCCGAGGTGCTGGTCATCGAAGCCGGCAGCGAATACGCCGTCGGCCTGGAGCCGGACGCCGAGACGGTCGTCGTGACGGCCGGCGAGCAGGGGCCACCCGGGCGCGATGGTGTCGACGGCGCATCCATCAGCCCGGACCCAGGCAACCAGCTTACCTCACGCCCGAACGGCCTCTACGTCGCCCCGCATGAGTGGGCAATCAATCACTGGTAATCAGGAGGCCACATGGCCCAAGTCAAGTTCTACAAGGTCACCGCGCTTCCCGGAACCCTCGAAGCAAACGCGTTCTATTTCGTCTCGAATGGCAACCACACCGAGAGTTACCTGACGGATAACGCGGGTGTTGCGCGGGGCATCGGCAACACCGCGATGATCAACGCGCTGATCGACCAGGCGCTTGCGAACTGGAGCGGCGCGGCCAGTACGGTCTCCATCGTCGCTGACATCGCGGCGCGCGATGCGCTCATCGCCACGCTGGATGCCAACACCATGATTCTGGTGGTCGACGCGTCGGCTGACGCCAGCGTGGGTTCAGGCTCTGCCCTGTATGCCTACGCGGCGGACACATCAACCATCTACAAGATCGCCGAATACGAATCCATGGACGTGGTGCTCCAGTGGAGCGACCTGCAGGGCGGGCCCACCAGCACGCCGGCGCAGATCGACAACGCCGTCAGCATGGCCCACAGCCACGCCAACAAGGCCACGCTCGACGAGCTGGGCGAAGATGCGGAAGGGCTGACATTCAAAGGGCAGGGCGTGAGTTCGCGCTGGGCAACCAACAACTGGTGATCGCATGGCTCAGGTCAAACATCACAAGTGCGTCGCGGCACTGCCCGCCGAGCTTGAGGCGGACGCGATCTACTACGTGCGCGCCGGGGCTGGGTACGATCAGTACGTCACCAACTCAGCCGGCATGATCGTGGCGTACCCACTAAATGCGCCATCGGCTGCGGCGTCGTTCTTCGGGCTCGTCACTGTCATTGCCAGCGCAACAGGCCAAACCGAGTTTGCCATCCAGGGCGGCTACACGCCCGGCGCCATCGTCGTGTTCCTCAACGGCTCTTCGCTCGCGCCGGCGCACTACACCGCAACGAACGGCACGACTGTGGTCCTTGCCAGCGGTACAGGGGTTGTCGTTGGCTCTGAGCTTGTCGTGATGCGGCTGTCGGCGTTTCAGGTTGCGGATGCTTTGCCGTTGGGCGGGACTGCGGCTGACTCGAGCAAGCTGGGAGGTCAACCTCCGGAATTCTATCTAGGTGGCGGATCGTGGGGCTCTATCACCGGCACACTGGCAAATCAGGCCGACCTGCAGACGGCTTTGAACAGCAAGGCTAGCAGCGCTGACATCGACTTCACAATCATATACCCGAACGGGGGCAGTGCGGCAAGTCCGGCTACTGTTGCGCTTTATAGTCGGTATGTAATAAGCCACCCGTTTCCCGGTCACCGCGTTCTTGTTGAAGCGGAGTTTTTAACTGGTGGCGTATGGCACACGGCGAAGCCGCTAGGTGTCCAGGGAGTTCTCGCGTGCGGCGCCGAGTGCGCGCAGATCGGTGATTCGATTATTCTGCAAACCTCATCCAGTCACCTTATCTACGTTACCGGCGGGTGGGTGAACTCTACAGCGCCAGCCGGAACTGTTACCGGCGCGCTTCCATGCCGCATCAAGGTCTGGAAAGTCAAAGGAGCTATTGCATGAAACAAGTGTTTGCAGAAGTAGGCTCCAGCTTTCAGCAAGTCGGCGGCACCTGCCCTGATGGATGGGTCGTCATGCAGAGTGAGCGACCAACGCCTGAGCATGTGGCGCAGGCGGACGGCTCTTGGACGCTCGACCCATCGCTCAAGCTGACAAAGAACAACACCGCCTACAGCGCCGCCACTATGGCGCTAACCGCGGACTATCCGCAACTCGAGAAAGATACCTGGCCCACGCAGAACGAGGAGGCGTCCGCTTGGGTAGCTGATCCGGCCGGTGCGTCAACGCCGTGGATTGACCGGGCTGCAGCCGAGCGCGGTATCGAACGCGAGGAGTACATCCGCCGCACGCTGATCAAGGCGCGGCAGTTCAAGGTGATTAGCGCGTTTCTCACGGGCCGCCGCCAGCGGTACGAGGACCAGATCAAGGCTGGAAACGACCCGGTGCTGGACTACGCGCTGACTCGAGAGCTGCTGGCAGAGCTGCAGGCGATCACTGAAACCATCATGTCAACGCCGGCTGCTGGCCTGCAGGAGGCACTTGCATGACTGTTCAGCTCGCGCTGTACAAGGGCAGGGGCCAGATTGGCAACGCCTTTATCCGTCTCTGGACAGGCTCGATCTACTCGCACTGCGAGCTGGTCGTCGACGGCTGGTGTTACTCGTCCTCGGTCATGGACAAGGGCGTGCGCCGCAAGCTGGTCGGCGAGGGTGAAGGGCGGATAAGCCTGTGTCCGGATAAGTGGGATCTGATGCCGCTGCCGTGGGTGGACTCAAAGGCTGTCGTCGAGTACTTCGAGGCGACCGACCATCACCGCTATGGCTGGCCGTCGCTCATGCTGTCGCAGTTTCTCAACCTGAACCGCCCCGTGAAGGGCGCGCAGTTCTGCTCGGAATGGTGCGCCGCGGCTGCTGGGCTGCCGACTCCGACCGTTCTGAATCCGCGCACTCTCGGCGAGTGGTGCGAGTACCTAGGGGGTCTCCATGACTTCGCGTAACCTGGCCCGATGGGGCGGGATCAACCCGGACACGAAGGCCGACTCCAGTGCGCTGGCGAGCAAAGCCGACGCGAGCGCGCTGGTTGCAAAGCAGGACATCCCGGCGGTAGTCAGCAAGGCCGCTACGGCTCAGACCTCGCTGCTCGCAGATGCAGGCCAGTACCTGCGCTTCACTAACACCTCAGCTAGTACCTATACGGTCGCTCCGCAATCGTCAGTCGCCTGGGCAGACAACACCGAGATTCACATACGGCGCGCCGCAAACGCCAACTTGACGCTCGCTGCTGGCTCAGGCGTGACGCTCAACGCTCCATCAGGCGGCTCGCTGGTGATGACCGATCGCATGACCGTGACGCTCAAGCGCGTTGCCAGCAACGTGTGGGACGTGATCGGCCAAACGGTGGCAGCATGATGCCCGGCGTGGTGGCGGGCTTTACCCGCTTTCCGACCATCCAGATAGTGGCCGCCTACGAAACAGCTTCATATGGCGGCTACTACGCTGGGTCTATTGGTTCGATCGCTCCGGCCGGGGCCAGCGCGCTGCCGAACACAGCGCCGGCAGTTGGGGTCAACGGCGAAATACTTGGTCTGGTCTATGAGCTGTATGAAGGCGTCGAGCGGCGCCTAGACCTGACCATTCGCGGCAGCTATGCGTCGCTTCCATTCACTGGCTTGTCGATCGATGGCGGCACCGCCATCACGGCCTGGACTAGGATCTCTGGTGACATGACGCAGACGCGGTTCCGCCACAATCCAGCCTCGAACCCGATCCCAGCAGGAACACGAACGCTGAAGTTCAGCTAAGCCCGCCTCGAGCGGGCTTTCTTTTGCCTGGAGTTTCCCATGACCCTCTCTGAAATACGGGAGCGAGCCATAGCGCCCGCTCTCGCGCTGCTGCCTGCGCGGATGTCGAGCCGAGAGGCAGAGATCATGCTGCTGGCTATTACTCAGCAGGAAGATCCGGAACAGCGGCGCCGCCAGTGGCCGACCGGGCCGGCCCGCGGGCTGCTCCAGTTCGAGCAGGGCGGCGGCGTGCGCGGCGTGCTGAATCACCCGTCCAGCCGTGACCACGCCCGCCGAGTGTGTGCAGCGCGCGGTGTTGCGCCGGAGCCTGCGGCCGTATGGGCAGCGCTCGAGCGTGATGACGTGTTGGCGTTTGCCTTCGGCCGGCTTTTGCTCTGGACCGATCCGAAGCCGCTGCCAGGCGAGCACGACGCCGCTGGCGGTTGGGCGCTGTATGAGCGCACATGGCGCCCTGGCAAACCCCATCCGGAGCGCTGGCCGGCTCGATTCGCCGCAGCCGTGCGCGAGGTAATGCGATGACCGCCTGGCTGAAGCTTGTGCCCAGCTGGGCCTGGTGGGTGCTGGCTCTGGCTGTTGTGGCCGGTGGGCAGCAGATCCGCGTGCTATCGGCGCAGTCTGACGCATCGAAGGCGCAGGCCTATCTTGCCGACTACCGCACCGAAGTCAGCGAGCGCGACCGCCGCGCTGCGCTGTTCGTCATTCAGGAAAACCAGCGGCGACAGGCCGCGACGGAGAAAGCAGATGCAGAGGCACAGGAACAACTGGCTGCAGCGCGTACTGATGCTGAGCGCGCTGGTAGTGCTCTTGAGCGGCTCAAGTTGCGCCTCACAGCATCTGAGCAGCGCAGTCGTGACGCCGGCAATGCCATCACTGCCCAGCTCAGCCAGGCAGCCGAAGGCGCCGCCCGAGTGCGAGCCGACGTGCTCGGCAGGGTTGGAGAGGCTGCTCAACTCTATGCTGGAGTTGCAGACGAGCGAGGAATAGCTGGGTCGACGTGTGAGAAAGCGTATGACGCGGTGAAGGGGAATTAGATTTGCCCGGACGGGCGAGGACGGTAGACCGGGACTCCGGCCTCCTGTGCTGCGGTGATCATATCGCGAGTGCCTGGGCCGCCGGTGTCGAAGGCGACCACGCCATCGGGTTTCAGCTCGAGCATCTGCCGGTTCCGGATCGGTCCGGCGCGCTTGCCGTACTTCTCCCATTCGGCCCGGCAGCGTGTCAGCTTCACGTCGCGGTTCAGTGCCCACTCACGAGCCCAGCGATCGGCGCCAGGCGCTTCGCCCTGGATGATCTCGCTGATGCCACGAGTGAGCAGGATGTGGTCGAGCACTTCGAAAACGCGGGCGCGGTCGGCGTAGTCGCGGCCTCCGCAGACGATGATTCGGACGGGCAATTTCTTCCCCAAAACACAAACGTAAGTGTTTGATTCTGTTGGCGCGGGAGATTGCGCAAAAGAGCGGATTTTTGAGCGTGGAAAATGGCCGAAAGCCTCGCCGCACTAGGCGTTGACCGTGATCCGTGCGGCGTCCCAGGCTTTGATACCATATAGACGTAAGTGCCTGATTCTAAAGGGCGTTTCCATCCTCTACAAATCCTCTCCAATATCTCACCAAAACTCAGTTGCGGATTATGCCACGTCGATCCACTCGGCGCCCCGGCTGTCACGGTAGAGCGCTGTCATCGCTGCCGACTTGTGGCCGAGCAGCAATTGCGGATCTCGGCCTTCCGCGGCGTGCAATCTGGCAGCCAGTGAGCGCATCTCGTGGAAGGTCGGAGGGCTCGCCCCGAACTCAATGCCGGTGCGGTCCCGTGCGGCTGCAAACGCGCTGGTCAACGTGTCCAGCATGATCGGCATCCCCGGCGTTGCGCGGCTCACGGTGCGGCTGTGATGCACGAGATGCTTGGACACTACCGCATCCCGGCAGGCTTTAACCACCTCGCCCAGTTCGAGCCCGAGCGATTCCAGGCGCAGCTTCGTACTAATCCGCAGCCTGGCGCCGGTCTTCGCTTGGATGATGTGCAGATGATCGTCGTACACGTCTTTGAACAGCATCGCGGCGATATCGTCCCGGCGCTGGCCGGTCAGTACCGCAAGCTCCATTGCCCGCTTCAGCCAAGGCTGCTTGGCCTCCGCGTAGATCGCCTTCCATAGCTCCAGGGTCAGCCGTTCGCGCTTGACCTTCACCTTCGCGGCCCGCGTCACTTCGACCGGGTTGTCCTTCCGCCATCCAGCCGCTATCGCCTCGCGCATCAGATCGCTCAACAGTGACCGCATGGCCTTCGCCATCTGCGCCTTGCCTTCATCCGTGAATGTCTTCAGGTAGGCGGCCACCTCAAACGTTCCCAAAGCCGCCGTATCGTGATGGCCCAGCGCCTCGCTGATGCGATTCAGCCTCATGCGCACGGTGTCCTTGCTGCGGTCGGACACGTCGCGCTCTGCGTAGAGCTTGCGGTACTCGTCGATCCATTCCGAGAACCTGCGGGCCGGCGCGGCTGCTATACGCTCAACCAGGGCCGGCTGCATCTTGGCGCCGGCATGGTTGGCGTGCACAGCTTCACGCACGGCCTGCGCCTTGTCCGCACCAAGCCCGTACCACTTCCCTGACGACGGGTCACGATAGCTGTAATAGGTGACGCCGTTCCTGCTGTCCGTCTTGCGGTACAGGTTAGGCGGCAGGTCTTTCGAACCGGTCTTACGCGGCCTTGGCGCCATGTCGATCCCTCGCGATGCGCCCGGCAAGCGTGCCTGGCTCGATGTACTGTGCGTGTGGCTCAACATAATAGCTGCGCCCGTGCTTCACCGGGGCGGGGAAAATCTTCGCCTCCCGCGCCCATCGCCGCAGCGTGTTCAGCGTAGGCACCGGATCGAAGTTGGCTTCCGCCCATTTCTCAAGGCTCAATTTCATCTCTCACCCCCTCACTGTTACGCCGGCTGCTTCGGCTTGGCTCGCAACCTTGTCTATGCCTTGCCAGTAAGCGCTCTGGACTCGCGTGAACGTGTCTGCGTCTGGCTTGGCTGGCAGTTCAATCACCAACTCCCGCCGCGACGCCAGCCACACATTTCGCATCTGGTCCTTCACGTCCTCGAACTGCTCGCGGTGAGGCTGCCTGTCCCACCACGCCTCGAACTCTGCTATCGCCTTGTCTGTGTGCATGTCTATCTCCTGCTTGGTGCCGAGGCTAGATGAAGGCCGTCATGGTCTTGCTGCCGTCGCTGTGGATGGTAGTCAGCGCCACTGGTGCAGCACGTCGACCTCGCCTAATTATCAG